AACTTATAGAAGTTTTCCATATCTGTATCGCCATACTCTCTATTTTTTCTGATTATTATTAAGCCGTCATTATTCTCTAATTTTTCCTTTTCTTTTTTGCTTGCTTTATCTATCATCTTGTCAGTTATTCTAGCTATGGCAATAACATTATCTGCTAAATCTATGATGTCACTTACTCCTCCTACATCTTCATCCTCTACAATATCATTTGGTGTTTTTTTAGGATGTGCAACTAAATCTACATGAATATCATATTTTCTAGCAAAACTTTTTAGCCTATTTACTATGAAACCCTGCTGCCTAAAGTAATCTTCCTCTTTAGTCGATTTTAAAGTTTTAAGATTATCTATAACAAATCTTCTTATGTCATATCTTTTATAGGCGTAAGACATGATTTCAATTAAAGTTTCTATGTCGTTGCTTCCATCTTCACCATAGCAGTATAAATATTCACTGTACCATTTGCTTATTAGTTTTTCAGTGTCTGGATGTACTCCGTATTCTTCTCTGCCTGTAAGTTGGTCTTTATACTTTACAATATATTTTTCTCCTGCTATTTGCCTATCAAGCCATTGCTTTACTTTAGAGTTGTCTAGCTCTCCACTATATATAAAGCATTTTACTTTTTGTTCTATAGTATCAGCCAATGTTTGATTTAAAAACGTACTTTTCCCGCTTCCTCTTTTGCCGGTCCATACAACAAGTTCTCCACCTCTACAACCGCCTAGAAAATAATCTAAAAACTTATCACCATATAATATCCTATCTACATCTTTTCTTTTTACGTCACTCATTTTAAGTAAGTTGTCTATAGGAAAAAACTGTGCATTATTTATATAATCTAATATTTTTTGAGGACCATATTTATATAAAATTATATTTGCGTCTTTTTCATCTGAAACTATTTTTTTACACTTATCTATTCCCAACTTTTTTGCAACTTTTTCAACCGACTTTTTTCCTGCCTTATCGCTGTCAAACCATAATATGAACTGTTTACATCCTTCTAGCCATTCCCAACATTCATTTATCCAGTCCATATTTTCAGTCCCAAAAGGTATTGAAACTACATTTTTATATCCCGCTTCATAAGCAGATAAACAATCCCATTCACCTTCTGTAATTAGGATAGGTTCATCTTGCTTTATCCTGTTCATGTTGAACAATACAGGTGTTCCTCCTCCTTCTTGCCATATTTTGGTTTTATCTTTGCCTTTTATGAACTTTCGTGGT